TAAGATGCCAATGCCTTGATGCCAGTTGGCACTGCCTGATGTTAGGTATGTAGCCTGTTTTATATCCATCATATGCCCCACTTCTAATCCCCATATGGTATTAGTTTTACCATAGAACCCTGATGTTTCATGTTGCAGACCTACGCGGTGCGTGTGTCCACATACTACCGACTTACCTAATCGTTTACCTAAGTTTAAAGCAGTAGCCCCAGGCGCACGATTGAGTGCACCTTCATCACCGTGTGCCATTACCCAACCAGGCAGTAACTCATGCATACGGTGTAAGTAATTGATACCTAACTTTTCATAGCCAAGTAGTTCTTCAATCTCTAAAGATTTTAAACTACTAAATGCTGGTGCATACTTACGTATGTAAGTATCAATACGATCAGTATGATTAGAACGTTGAATATAAAATGGTTTGTTTTTACCTAATGCTTTGCGGTACTCACTCATGATTTCGTTTGTACTGTCAATGCCTTGCTGTAGTGTACCTGCATATTCACCAGCCATGCCTTTATTCCAACGGCTTGGTTCGGGTGCATCTAATTCATCACCTACACACCAGAGTTCGTCTGGTTTGTACTCGGCAATGAAATCTAAGGTTGCATCTACTGCTTTATTGTCTTGATATGGTATCTGTAAGTCACTGAGAACGACTACTCGTTTCATCTATGTCTCCATTTGGAATGCCAGCCCACTGATTGCGCTGAACAAGTAGTCCTATGATTGCATAGTTAGCCATGTCTATGAGTGTATCTTCGATACTTTCGTAGTTCGGCGTGTCGCCTGTATTTATAAGGTTGTTGAGCCGTGCTAACTTGTCATACATACGTACACGTAGTCCATTCATAGCACCACCTGGTGCTCCTGCTATGTTCATTGGACCATAATCCTCATGCTTTCTGTAAAGGATTGTAAGTAATTCTATTGTAATTGCTTTAGCGTCTTCAAGATTTTTCATTTAATATCTCCTTAAGTACTTTGTCCATGTCTTGTTTGGCTTTATCTACTACAAGTTCTTCCCACATTTGATCGGCATTACCATCATGAGATGCAATTAAAATTGCAGCCATAGATATAACTAGACTTCTTGCTTCTTTGGGATCTTCATTTATGCATTCATATATGTCATAGAGTACCTGCATAACATCCATACTCCGTGTATCTGACACGGGTATGCATATTGAGTACTGTAGTTTTTCTACATGTTTCCAAAAACTGTCATCCATTGGCAATGCATTCGTTGATTCTTCCATTTATCCAGTCACTTCCGTTCTTGATTATCATGCTGTTTACATCTTCACCATCAGGCATACTGATGATGTTTACATTGCCTAACTCACGTGCGATCTTCTTGCCGAACTCTAATCCAGGTGCGTCACCGTCTGCTAGGACTATGACTGTATCGAAATCATCTAACAATTTACCATAATGTTTCTTCCAATTGTTAGCACCAGGAATACCTACTGTTGGATGTGCAGTTTTAACTGACATCATAATACAATCAAACTCACCTTCGGTTACACATATGTATTTGTCTGCGGTAAACAAGGCTTGAGTATTAAACATGGTAGTTTCAGCACCAACTAGACCCATATACTTAGCATCATGTGTGCCTGTTAGGTCACGGAATCTAATATCAACCACGCCTGACGGCGTGATATAAGGAATAGCAAGCCTACCTTTGTATGGCTCATGCCCTGGAAGTGGGTCTTCTACCACTCCCAAGTGAAATACTTTTGCCTCTTCTACCGAGAGATGACGGCTTGATAGATAGTCTGTCGCGCTTGCTATCGCTCTGCTGTACCGAGTAGTTGCCTGCAGTAAGAACTGTCTCTGCGAATTGTTTAGCCTCATGGAAATTAACACCTTCCTTGTACATTATTAGGGAATAAGTATCGCCTTTGACACCACACCCGTGACAGACAAAGGCGTTTTTGTCAAAATTTATTGCTGCTGATGCGTGTGAATCTATATGAAAGCAACACTTCATCTTACGCCAGCCGTTACCTTTTGCTGGTATTTCTGCACCTATGTAGTGAAGATACTCTTCAATGCTTGGCTTCTCCAAGTGCTCTCCTTAGTAGATCTACCCATACATGTGCAGGCATAGTGCAATACCAATCGCTTGGGTTCCCCTTCCCTTTGCGCTTGTGCCACACTACGCCTGTCCACGCCTTGTCGTTAGCCATCTCGACTATCAACTCTTCTGTCCACCCTGCTAAGTTCATCTTAGCGTGGTTTTTTATTTCAATAGTACATCCAGGTATACCTGAGATGTCACCTTTATCTAATGTAGCACCAGCCAATCGCCTATCTACGTATGGAAACCATTGCTTAAGGTACTTAACTACATCTCGCTCTGCTCCTGAGCCTTTGGCTTTGGCTGCGCTACTCATCCTATTGCATCCTGTCGGTAGTCTTGGAACACATCTTCAAGATACATAGAAGCAGGTTCAAAGACCAGCGATATGTATGTGTTACCTGTTGGGTCTGCTTTACCATAGCGATTCTTAACTGGGGCTATGCATAAGTATGCATCCTGCCCCTGCATCATTTGACCTACAGTTAATACCATTGCTGGTATTTGTGCTACTTTTCCCTGTAAGGCTGATCGTGGCTGACATGGATAACCTAGTGCACTTTCTTGTGTATGATGTAGCACAAGTACGGCTGCGTTAGTATCACGTGCAAGATACTTCAACTCTTTCATAACTGCACGCATACCTGCGAACTCTTCGTGTCCGTCTATTGCTATGTCCATTAGGTTATCTATTACTATAAGTGTTGGACTTCTACCCCACATAGTTTCAAATGCAGATACTTCTTCATCTAAATCTCTCAGTGTAGGGCTAGGTTCAAATGACCAGTACATATTTCCATACTCACGAAGCAATGCTTCGGCTGTGTCTGGCTGTGTCTTCAACATATGTTCGGCTTGTGATTGGGGCATTTTTGCTCGGAGTGCAAGCAAACGCATAGCCATTGTATGTGCATTAGTATCGGCAGAAAAATATAGTGTCGGTTGTTTTAGTCTTGCTGCAATATGTAATGCAATACTTGACTTACCAGCACCAGGGGTGCCAGCAATTACAGTTACCTCTGCACGCCTAAGAATAATACCTTCTCGTTGGAAGGCTTGGAAAGGTGGTGGCAATGGTTCGCCACCTACCTCTGCCTTGCCTACACTACGGCGTAGAGTTTTCATTTATGCTTTTGTTTGATCGGCTACGAATGTAGCGAACTCTGCTGAGCCTGCCTTGACGTATTGTGTTGTACATTTACTTGGGTCTCCTTGTTTAGCAGAACAGAAGTAACCTTTGTATGGACCAAACTTACCAGTCATACCATAGATACGTGTCATGCTACCGTGTGGACACATGCGTGAACCTGCTGTGCTTGCAACTGGTGGTGCTATAGGTGCAGCAGTTGCCCCTGATTCAGCAACAACTGTACCGCCTAGTGCTTGCGCTGCATATCCTACTGCTGGTGCAACAGGTGTTGCTGCTGGTGTAGGTACGCTAAAAGCAGTACCACGCACTGCTTTTTCGACTTCATCTACTGCTTCTGCAATCTGAAAGATGTTAGATGTGAGTGCAGTGAACTCATCAGGTGTGGATGCACGCAAAGTTATTTGCGTACCTCCTGTTGTCTTGAGGTTGATGCTGATTGGTGCTTCGCTATGTGTCATGCTGTCTCCTTGATAGGGGTGGATATGTTTTTCTTATCTCTATGTGTTCTTACTTTCATTGCTAACTGTATACCCTTCCAGCCATGGACTAAATCAACGAAATGTAATGTGCATTTACCACTGCCCGCTGGCATATGCACAATGATACCTCTCTCTGTGTTGATGTCTCCCCAACTACCGCGGGTTGCCGTAGCAGGATCATACGGCAAGCCGTGGGCATACACTGCTAACTGCATAGCAATCTTATTGGGGTAGGAAATACTACCAGTCTTTAGATCAGAGATAAATTTCTCTCCTTTGTATTCAACTATACGATCAGGTGTACCTGCAATTTTAAACTTATCTAACACGCAGAACTGTTCTATGTTTACGTTAGTAAAGTCTTTAGTTGCATCAGCGTATGCTTGTATGTCTGCAACATAATCATCTGGTATGACACCAAGGTCTTCACCTCTATCTAACTTCTCAGTCAGTGTATGTAATGCAGTACCAATTGTTGCTGCTGATGTAGCACCTGCTGCTTGCATTGCATCTTCAACTAACTTGTCCATCTCTAATTTGTTTTCTCTTACTGCTGATGCAGCCAGTAATAGATCGGGGCGCAGTGTTAATCCTGTTGCAGCCATGCGTAACTTCCATGCTACTAATGCAGTGCCGTCATCTAGGCTACCTGCAACTGTAGTTGTGCGTGTGTACGGTACAGGTTTACCACCTTTAGGTGGCACAACCATTGGTCTACCGTATCTATCTCTAGGTATAATTAGTTCTGACATGTATCTCCTTGTTAGACTAGGGCAGATGGGACAAGGAGAGAGCCGAAACCCACCTGCCTCTAGCGATTATGTGTTTGTATCTAGCCCGCAATGTGGGCATGGTTTTACTTTTTGTACGTACACTTCATGTTCTATCTTATCGGTAAACATTATATCCATGTACACCTTACACCCGTTACGGATACGGGTAGTACGTAGTATAGCACCTGATTTATGTAGCACTGACAACACGCCACTTGCCGTGCCGTGGTGTATGCCAAGCAAATCGCTTAACTCTTTCCAAGTTAAGCCGTGCTTCTCTGCTTTCTTTAATATGTATAACGCTTTTTGTTGGTTGTTATATTCTTTACCAGTACGCACGTTATGCATTGCTCTTTCTTTACTGGTGTTAGTGCCTGACCAACCTGCCGTGCCATTGTATGGTACGTATGCGCTACTCATCTTCCTCTACATCATCTACATCAATTTTATCTACACTTATAGTACCACCAGATATGCTTACATCAATCTCATCTGCTATACATTCTGCTGCTTCATCATCATCTTCTGCTGTGAATCCTGTAACATAAGCAGTGATTCTAACAGTTGCTTTATAGTCTCTTCGGAGTTTGTCGCATTCAATTGATTCGAGTAAGTCATTGATCTCGTTTCTTGTTGCAATGAATGTCTCACCATCCCATTTACCTTCACTGAAGAAGTCACGTACTTTACGCTTAGTTGCATGTACTTTATTCCAACCTTCCATATCTTTAGTGATGGTTTCATTCATCCGTACATTGTCTGCAATAAAGTTTACCACTTCTGTTTCAGTATAAGTTACAGTGTTGCCGTTCATTACTACATTAATTGTATTCATAATTTCCTCTCGTTGTTTGATGAGCAGTTTATACATGTGCTCAGATGTTGTTGGCGGTACCGACTACGGCACTCTTACTCGGGTATCATTGCGAGCCAACTATGTCAGTTACGCTGGTTAGACAGACGTCAACCTACATTGTAAGCGCAAGCGTTAGCGCCTTGTCTTTGACACGATCATTGCGTCCACTGATGGTGGCAACGGCACGCCGTTCCGAGCCACCAGAAGCGTAATGGTCAGCGTGTTCGATCACTGCCTGCCATACACCAAAGGCTGTACCTCTGATGTTCTCTTGTGTCTGTGACTGGCTATATATATTCCATGCGGAATCACGACCAGCCAATGCTATAGTGCGTTGGCGCTTCTCGCCTTGTGAGAGTAGGTGCTCAGGTGTTTCTTCAACTGTAGTTGGCAATGCCCATACAGACTTGAAGATGTTCTTAACATCACGCTCATTAACCTTACGTTCTAATAGGTTACTTGCTACTGCTTCGTACTCAGCAATAGAACTGTAAGTTAGTTGTGTGATGTTACGAATGTCAGATACTGATAACTTAGAGTTAGTAGTATGTTTCATAACATAAGTAAAGGCATTTGTATTTTTACCTTTAATGATACGGTTGATCTGATTAGAGCAGAACAAGCGTTCGATAATAGGACGGATGCGCACTGCGCATGAACCGTCATGTGATGACTGCACTAATAGGAATGCAGCGTGTGGGTCATTGGCTACCTGTACACCTGCTGGTAATTCCATTACCATCCAGATGTTAGAGCCACCATTGTATTCACCTGCTGCTGTATACCGTGCATCACCTGAATCAACAAGCGTATCTAATGCAGAGAATACTTCCATGTTTTGTACGATCTTGTACTTGTCACCGACTACACCTATGACTGACTCTCCATCTTCAGTACGCTTAACTACTGCTTGACGGCGAGGAATATCTAACTTCTGAGTTAGAGTTTCATATGGTGATACAACTGTCTTGCGTTCAGTAAACATACTAGATAGTTCAACTGTCCAATCAAGTCCAGCCTGGTGTGCTGCTTCTGATGCAGACCCTGCGTTTACCGCAGTGCCTGCCTGTACCCATGCTTCCTTACGCACACGTTCTGTTGATGCGTTTAGGTATGCTTCAGTTAGTGCCATTGCTCTCTCTTTCCGATAGTTGTGTGCCTATCCAGCGAATCATTTTGAATCCGCTGAATCCTATTGTATCTTGCAGTAAAGCCAAAGCCATATCATCATCTGATGCTTCGACTTCTATCTCTGATTGTATAATGTAATACGATTTCATGTCAATACCAACCGTGCTTTCTCCAGTGTGACCATGCGATAGAGGGCTTGCTATACCTGTGTTGGATATACACCAGCCCCCTCTCAATCTGAAGAGGGGCTGGTGTCCCGTGCTTGGTGTTCAGTACTTGTGCTACACCGTATGCGCTTGAGTCAGGGTTGTCTGCTTCATGATTCCATGCTGACTCTTTACCCCATAGTTTAAGCAGTGATCTATACTCTGCTCGTCCCCATTGTGGATATTCTATAGCCATGTAGCCACGTGTATATACTTTAGACATGTACTTAGTCCAGTACTTAGGAGTAACATAAACAATTTGCAGTGTTATTGCATCTTGTTGTATGTTTTTTACGTAGCCTTTGATAGGTATGCCTATCATGCTAGCGAATGCAAGCATACTTGCTACGACTGTTGCTTGATATCGTTTTATATTAATGTTTAGTCCTCATACATTTCATCATGCATTCGATCAGCATTCTTATCTTCCCAGCATTCACATGTGTGTATGAAGTTACTACAGTCATCACAAGTATCTCCTTTTCCTATAGCAATGTCATCATCTTGTCTTGGTTCAGTCATTTTCTGTTCCAATCTACCGTCTCATTGTCAAGCCATGATACAAAGAAATAGAAGCCGTGTTCATCTACCATTTCATTGTACCAGTCTGGTCGTTTGACACCATAGGCTAGGTTGTTAGACTTACGGAAATCTAAATCATAACCGTCCCATCTGTCCCACCTCAGGGCTACTTCATACTCTTCATCTTTATGGATGATGTTTATGAATCGAGTCCATGCATCTGACTCTTCGCTGCTTACTCCTTTGATTGTTACATCTTTAGGTTCTATATCATCACTCATCTGCTATACCTGCATCAGTAGCGTCACCTGCTGGTGGTATGTAGTTGTTTGGTGCTAGTTCAATGTTGGTTTGATTCGCTGATGAAAGTATAGTGCCGAACTCTTTGCCGTAGATATCTGTCATCTTTTTGATTGCTAGTTTACTAATTCTTTCTTCGTCATCACTGTCTATCATCTCTACTGTTGTTACTACTATGCAGTAGTCAAGTACATAACAAACGTCATACGTTTTCATAACTCTCCTCTATATCACCGCAGAAATCGCAAGTCAAGTCAGGCTCGCTTACTTCAATCTGCACATCTTTATCAATAGGGCAGGGGACCTCAGTAACAAAATAACCAATCCTATTAACAAAAGACCAGCCATTCCATATATAAGACCCACCGTCATCACCATCTCCATATGTCCAGATATGAGCAGGGTTAGTTTTCTTTACAAACTCAACTTCAGCACCATAAGTTTCAAACATATAGCCGTCAAATGAACTATTTGTATCTATATTATTAACAATTGGTTTATACAGATCAAACCAGTCATCATGACTAATCTTAACAAACTTATTCATTTCCTTTTACCCTCTCCCACTGACAAAATGTGACGGGAAGCAATGATCTGCCCTTTGATTTCATTAATTAATTCATGCTTGTATTCTAAAGTATCCCTATACTTATCATAGAACT